CGGCCTCGGCCAGAACCTCATGCGGCCCGGCTTCGCCCCAGTCGCGGCTGTAGGGCGGTACCGGCATCGGTTCCGGGCCCACGACCTCGCGCCAGACGCCCCGGATCAGGCCGAGGCAGTCGCAGCCCACGCCCTTGACCGAGGCCTGGTCGTGATAGGGCGTGCCGAGCCATGAACGGGCAGCCCGGACAATGCGGGCGGGCATGATGCGGGCGACGCCGGTTCTCACAATACCGCTCCAGCATTGCTGTCGCCCTTTGCGGCATAGCGAATGACCGTGTCTTGACCCGGAATGTGGGGAAAGCCGCGGAAGTTGACAGCATTGGCAAACTTGGCCTTGCAGATCTCAAACCGCTTGTCGCAGCCGGCGGTGATGTCGAAGGTGTCGCCCGCGGCGATCGCGAGCACGGGAGCCTCCAACAGGGTGATGGTGACGTCGGTCACGCCGACCGCGTGCGTCAGGACCTCGGCCTTGCGCCCGGCATTGGCGCCGCTGGTCCAGGTCAACGTGCCCAGCGCGAACCAGCCATCGGCGAAGGAGGAAAGGCCCGAGACCGTGAAGCTCCGGTCGCCGTCGACCATCACTACCGTGCCGGAACCGCTATAGGCCGGATCGTTCAGATTCACCCCACATCGCGCATCACCCAGCGCGGCATCGCAGGTCGCCTGAAACGTCCGCCCGATGGTCTGGTTCAGCACATGGGCGAGCGAGCGCATCTCCGCCACGAACTGCACGCGTCCGCGCCGGACCTGGCCGATGGCACCCCGACGCATAAGCACGCGCTGGCTCACGTCCTGCCAGTTCACCCGCCAGATTTCGACTTCCGCATTGTCCCAGCGCCCACCGAGGATATCGGTCTCGGTGATTTTGGTGGAGGTCAGTACACCCTCGGCGTCTTGGGCATCGACCGACAGGTCCGAGCCAGTCCTGATCTCCGATGCGGCGAAGCCGCTCTCGGGCTCGAAGGTGGTGCCGTCGAAACTCAGCGGCATGTCGTGATCGGTGAACCCGAACACCTGCCCGTCCGCACGGGTCAGGCGCCAGCACCAGGCAAGGGTCGTGGTGCCGGAATCAAGGTGGGATTGCAGGCCGGTGGGGAAGGTCTTCATCGTCTGACCTCGATGAGCGGAATGGATGTGATCGAGCCGAGCCGCTCGATGTCGAGGGTGACATCCAGCGTGTCGGTGTCAAACCGCACCGGCACGTCGAACTCGAAGCCGGCGGTGATCGCGGCACCCGCGGCCGGGGCGGTGGTGAAACTGACGATGCCGGTAGTGGTGTCCACCGTCCAGCCGGTGGTCTGTTTCACACCGTCGATCGCGATCTTTACGGTTCCGGCCACGGGCTTGGTGATCGTGCGGGTCCATGTCTGTACGCCTGAGGAATATGCCTTCACCAGCTGGAAGTCGGTCGTTGTACCATCGCCCGTGCCGATGGTCTGATCCGTTGCAGCTGGCGTTTGCGAAGGCAGGCAGGACTTGTAGTCGGCCCAGTCCTTCCAGCGGAACCCGTAGAGCCGCCCGTTCCGCGCCTCAAAAAAGGCAACCACCGCCGCCAGATCGTCGGCCCGGCGGATTCCGTAAGCCGCATCATAGCGCCGGCGGCTGTTGGCCCAGCTGGCGTTGCGTTCCTCGTCCCCTGAAGCCAGTTCGACGATCTGCGTGCGCCGCTCTGGTCCTCCGCGGGCACCACGGCTGATGTCGTCGGGAAACCGAACATCGTGGAAGGCCATCAATCACATCCCCCTCCTGCCCAGCGCCACGGCGCGCGCAATGTCGGCGGCAACCTGGGCGCGGGATTGCCGGAAGCTCTCGGCATCGCGGGTCTGGATGGTGATGTTGATGTTTTGCGCGCCACCCGCACCGGCCGCCACCTCGCGCCGGCTCAGCACGCGTTCGCCCCGTTGCAGGATGGCCGGCACCTCGCCGGGCTTGAGGCCCGCCCAGCCTCCGTTGTGCATGCGGGGCGCGCCGGCAAAAGCCGTGGCCGGGACCATGCGGTGGGGGCCATTACCAGCCATGCCGCCGGCGTGGTGGACGGACGCAAACACGCCGCCGAAATTGCCCAGCGCACCGGACAGCGCGTTTGCGAGTGGGCCGAGGATGAAATGCCGGGCCGACAGTTTGGCCATGTCTGCCAGGATCGAGGTGACCAGCGAACGAAAATCCAGCTTGCCCGTGCGCACGAACTCGCCGATGGCCTGCTCTGCGCTGGAAAATGCCCCTGCAAGACTGTCGCCAAGCCCCTTGCCGAGATCCATGGCCTTGGTGGCGTAATCCGTGAGCAAAGAGGTGGCCGTTTCCCAGGCGTCCTTCGCAACCTCGGCCGCTTTCCTTGCCGCGCCACCGGCCCTGGCGACGGACGCTGCCATCTCGTCTGCGGCGGCATTCGTGCGTGCCAGCGCTTCAGCCCCGTCATTACCGGCTGTTTTCAGGGCATTTCGCAATGCTTCCACAGATTTCACGGGCGCGATTACCGCATTCGCAGCCTCCCTGGCCGAGACGGCCAGCCTGTCTGCCTTGCCACGCGCGGCATCGGCTGCGGCGGCCATCTCGTAGTAGGCCGACCCCGCCTCGATTGCTGCCCCGCCGAGCTTGAGCGCAACCTTGTCCATCCCCGGCACATCGCGCAGCCCCGCTGCCACCTTGTGCAGGAAATCCGCCCAGCCTTTCTGGATACGCGCCAGCATGCGCAGCCAGCCAGTCTGGATCGTGGTCCAGGTGGCGGCGAGGGCCAACCCCAGAGATTTCGCTCCGGTCTTGATCCGGTTCCACACCTCGACGGCGACATCCTTCATCAGGCGCAAAGCCTCGCCAAACCCACCTGCGCCCTTCACCAGCCGGCCGAACCAGTAGATCAGCTCGCCCGCCCCGACGATCAGGGCGCCGATCCCGCTGCGGATGATGGCGGCGCGCAGCACCTTCATGGATAGCGCCAGCTTGCCCACGCCCAGCGCGGCCGCGGTCAGTGAGGCGACAAGGCGGATGCCCAGAACGCCGGCAAAGGTGACGGCGATGGTGGCCAGCTCGCCGATATGGTTGAACAGGCCCTTGATGGCGCGCCCGAGCGGACCGGTGGTTTTGCCAATGGCCGCAAAGGCATCGGCCATCGCTTCAAGGGCGGGTGCCGCCGCCACCGCCAGCTGGTTGGCGATGCCGCGCCACAGCAGCCCCATCCGCGAAAGCGCATCATTGGTGCGCTGAATCTGGGCGGCGTCCTGCTCCGAGACCGCTACCCCGAAATCCTTTACGTCCTTCGTAGCCAGCCTGAGCGTAGCGCTATCAATGCGCGAGAAGATCAGCCCGGCCCGCGCTCCGAAGATCTGCGAAGCGACAGCGGCGCGCTGGGCGGTGGGGATGTATTGCTGGATCGCGTCCTGGATGGTGGCGAGCTTCTCGTCGATCGGCAGTTTCGCAAGATCGCTGGCCGACAGGTGCAACTGCTCCAGCGCCTTCACTGCCGGCCCGGTGCCCTGCGCTGCCTGGCTCAGGCTTTTGGTCATCATGATCGTGGCCTGCTCGACCTCGCCCTGCGAGACTCCCGCAAGCTCCGCCGCGCGCGCCAGCACCTGCAGGCTCTCGGTGGTGGTGCCGAGGGAGGCCGCGAGTTTGGCCTGTTCGTCGATGATCTGGAGGCCGGTGCGGACCATGGCTACCCCTGCGCTGACCGCTGCCGCCGCCATGATTCCGGCCGCAATCTTCGCGCGTCGCGCAAACTTCGCCAGCTTGGCATTCGCAATTTCCATCTCGCGCGAGGCCTTGCCGAAGCCGCGCTTGCCGGCTTCACCGATTCCCTCAAGTTCGGCCCGCACCTGCTTGCCGCCCACCGCGGCGAGGCGGACACTGACCTTCTTCTCAGCCATGTTCCTGTTCCAATCGCTCGTTGATTCTGCCGACCATCACCGCCTCGATCGCGGGCAACATTTCTGCGACCGGTGCAGGATCGACGCCCAGCGCCCGGGCAAGCGCCAGTGCTGCGCCCATGTCCCAGCCGATAATGCCGCCCGAGGGGGCGATGCGCAGTTGCCCGCCGAGGCGGCCGACAATGTCCCAGACCTGCGCGCCCTCAAGTGTCTGTGGGGCATTCAGCCTTTGCGGGCAGTCCGGGCAGACGCCCTGGCATGCTTGGCAATATCCGTCGCCCCCGCCGAAGATCCATTCGGCAAGGGCGATGAGGCGTTTTTTTCCTGTTCCAACAGCAGGCCCTTGGCAACATAGCCGGTCTGGAAGGCATCAAAGAGCGGCCAGAGATCGAGCAGGGCGCCGATGGCCTCGGGGCTGACCGGGATGGGATTGCCTTTCGCATCACCCACGCCCTCCCAATCGAGGATTGCGACCCGGGCCAGTGCCTTGGCGAAAGCCAGCGCGCTTTCCTCGTCACCGGCATCCTCGGGCAAATTTTGCACCGCCGGGTCGTTTCGCGCCGCCACCATCAGCGCGGTGGTCAGGGGACGGAGTTGCACCCGCACGCCATGGCCGAGATCCAGCCACGTCGGTTCATTTGAAAGATCGAGTTTCAGCATGGTCAATAACTGCTCACCTGGTTCTTGAGGACGACCGTGCACATCTGCCCGGCCACGCTGTCGTAGGCTGCCTGCCAGTTGAAGCTGGCCTGGATGCCCTGCGGGCCCTGAATTTCCACCCGGGGCCGGGGGAGATAGACCGCATGCGCCGTGATCGTCAGGCTGACATTGGCCGAGATCACCCATGAGAACTCCAACGAGGCAGAACTGCCATTCAGCGCCTGGTCCATCAGCGTGGTATCGGCGAACCGGACGTCGATCTTGCCAGTCAGCGCAGCAATCGACGGATCGGCCCCGTCGATACGACCATCCGCGCGGATGGTCTCGATGCGCTCGACGTTGTTGGAATAGGTCAGATCCGCCGAGACGATGTTGCCCAGCGCCGTGCCGTTGCGCTTGATCGCCCCGTTGAAATGCCCGAAGCGCTGCAGGGCATAGGCGGTGGGCGTCCCCGCCGCCGTGGTTGTGGCGACGTTCTCGCCCTGGGCGATCAGCTTGACGTCTGCCGTCAGCAGGCCGGAGCGCTCCATCTGCAGGCTCAGCTGGTCCAGCACGCAGCCGGTATACATGGCGAAACGCGGGATTTCCGGCATGGCAACCTCGATCGCCATGCTGGGCAGGTTCCACGATCCGCTCTTGAAGGTGTGGGTCTTGTTCGTGGTGCCGGTGGTGGTCGGATTGCCGAACGCCGCCTTCAGCCAGAAGCCGAACGCCTCGGCGTCCAGTGGCACCTTGATGTCGCCGTCCGCCGTCACTGCATCCTTGATCGGGGCCAGCGGGTCACGGCCGTAGCCGAGCAGTTCCGAGGCCAGCAGCGGCTGTTCAGCCCCAAGAGAAGCGCTCGCAAAGGGCATCTGCATGAAGCCGGAGGCCGGCGCGGTTCCATAGATAGTTTCAAACGCGGCCGCCAGCTGCGACCGCGCGCCTTGTGCACGGGGCATGGGTTGGTCCTTTCGATTGATGTGGGGGGTCAGACCAGGGAGTCGGTCAAGGAATAATGCAGCACGACAGGAATGACGGCTGCCTTCAGCGCCGGCCCGCCCTCGACGGGAAGATCCACCGGCCGGGGCGCCTCGGCTTCCATCCAGTCGCAAAGACCGCCCAGCGTGCGGTCAGCGGCAAGGGCCGCCCCGATGGCAGCGGTCAGCGCATCGAAGGCCGCATCCCGGTCAGCGGAGACCTTGCCCTGCACCACCACCTCCAGTTCCGCCCGATGCTCATAGTGGTAGCGCACCGGCGACAGTGTCACCTCGGGTTCGCCGGGGTCCCCGTCGCGCAAGATCACAAGACCGCCCGCGGGCACCCGCTCGGGCAGCACCTCGCCGCGCAGGACGGTGGCGTCAGGCACGGTTTGCAGGGTCGCGTGGAGGGCGGAAAGGATGGTTTCGCGAGTGGTGGGCATAGGCTACTTGGTTTTCACGGGTGCAGAGAATGATTGGTTCGAGCCAGACTCGACTATTGCTGCATAAACAACAGCAGCCGTTCGCATTGATCAGAAACCGGGTTATGCAAAGTTGGTTCTCTCCCTTTCTTTAGGGTACGTATCAAGCCGGTTCACGTCAGGAATGTTAGCGAAAATTTTTTCTCAACAAACACGCGATTTATTCTACAGGCCCAAGCGGTGGAAATGCACCGATCAACCCGGTTTCATCAACAACAATTCCAGCGGCAGTTAGTTCTGCAAGAAACCTTCGGTTTTGCCTGATTTTCTTGTCTGTTTGGTATTCACTCTCCCAACATGAACTATCTTCGAGACATTTTGTGAGGCGCACAAAATAGTGCTTTATGGCTGCGGCCGTGTAGTGAACACTAGCAAGATATCCGTTGGAAATTTTCACCGCCTCACGCGTCCAAGTATTTTTTTCCTTTGGTACCGGTATCACTCGCTCAAAAGTCCATGTAATGCGATGTGGTGTAGATTCAGAAATGAATACCGAGCCATGGGCAACCATGGATCTGAACCCGTAGAGCTCGTCTAGCTGATATTGCAGCCACAAAAGGTTGAGTTCTCCGGTCTGAAAGATTGGGACTTGTCGTAATTTTCGAACATGAGCCACGGCACTGATCAGGAAATTCGTTTTTTTCTTGAATTGTCGCGGGAACTGCTTGGAGAGGCCAATGGATAAATCACGATGCGTTTCGTGCATTTTAAACACGAACTCATCGTGCGCGAACTCCAGATTTGACAACGCAACCAATGCCTTGCCCAATGCGCCGTATTCCCCCGCGTTTTCAATGAAATCAGTTGGATCAGGGTGGTACAACAACAGGCATTTCCCAAACAAGTATCGTTGGAGAAAGAGTGCCTTACGGAGCACCCGTTGGCAACTTGTTCGGTTCTGGGAGATTTTCTGTTCTGTGCAAGAGCCTCTGGCATGTGAGGGGGTGAGCGCTTCTGCATTGTCCCCTTTTTGGGCCGCGAGTGGTCATTGCATGAAGCGAATCGAACGGTGGATAAGTCCTGCAAAGCAGACGTCATAACTTCCCCTCCATCCACCTCTCCACCACCAGCCCCGGCACTTTACCGGCCACCCGCTCCACATCCCGCGCCAGGTCGAGCCGCTTGCGCAGCTTCACCTGGGGCACCAGCAGGAAGATCGGTACGGTTGCGCGGCCCCGACCGGTTTTCGACCGAGACGCCACACCGAGCCCCCGGCTGCTGAGCCGCCCGTCTGCGACCAGCAGGCTGGGCCCGCTCCGGCGATAGACAAAGCGCAGGCGCACACCCCGGCGCTTTTCCCACTCCCCCGGCGTCAGGCGCGCCCCGCCACGGCCCTTGCCGGCGGCAGGCAGCGGGATCGCCAGCCAGAAGCCGGCCTTCGAGCGAATGAGTACGCCGCGGTCATGCGCCCCGATAATCTCGGGGGCGTTGGACCATACGAAGGCGGCAGCATCGAGGCTGTCGCCCTGCTGCGGATAGGTGCGGTTGCGGATCGTGCGCGGCAGGCGGTGGCCCAGCCCCGCGCCTGTAATCTGCGCCCGCCAGGCCTGTTTCAGCTCGCCGCCGGCCTCGGCCATCGCCGCCTTCACGGCCCGCTCGCCGGCCCTGACTTCGGCCTGAAGCATGGCCACGAGATCAGGGTCGAAGTCGATCTTCAGCTTCATGCCGGCACAAGTTCCAGGGTCCAGAGCAACCGATCCCGGTCCCGCTTCGGCTCGCCCTGGATCACATAATTGTCCGCGCCAATCGCAACGCCATCCCCCGGCTTGGGGTTCGTCATTTCCGAGACCCGCACATCGACCAGCGTGGTGTCCGACAGGATCTGCGCGGAGCCGAATGCCGTCACCTCGTCCGGCGCCTTGCGGATCACCCGCACGGGCACGGGTGTGCCGCCGAACGGATACCAGGTGGCGTCGACGGCCATGTTCACGTCCCGGAATATCGCATCCATTGCCGCCGCAAAGGCAGTCATGTCACCCCGCCTCAGTTCGAGGAGAACAGCCGCACGGCGAGCGCCGGGCGCTTGTTGACCGGCAGGATCGAGGCCTCGGTCAGCAGATCGATGCCGTCGCCGCGCTCGCGGGCCATCTGGCGGGCGTAAAGTTCCAGCCCGACGGTGTTGGCGGTCTCGATCAGGTTGGCCGGCGCGCCATAGGTGGTGAAGGTATCGATGGTGCCCATCGGGAAGGCGATGCCCTCGCCCGCAGGGATCAGCCGCTCGGTGGTGCCGTTCGAAAGGGTAACGCTGGCGTTGTATTCCTCGAACAGGATGCCGGCGAAAGGGAAGGCGCGGCGCATGTCCTCGCGCAAGGGCTGGGCGCCCGAGGCGTAGTACTGGTAGGCGGTCTCGACGGTGGCATGCCCGATCAGCTTGTCGAAGAACTCGGGGCTGACCAGCGCCCGCACCCCGGTCATGGTCTCGCCCTTGAGTTCCGTCTCGATCTGGCGCAGGACGGCGCGCACCTTCTGCTGCACCTTGGTCCCGGCGGTGCCGAGGACGAAGTCGGTCTGCTGCTGGGCGATGCCGAACTCGGTGAAGTAGTCGTAAAGCGTGGTGCCGGCCCCGTCCTTGACGATACCCCTGAGCGCGTTGATCTCCATGTACTCACGCGTCTGGGCGTGCTTGTTGCGCATCAGGGTCAGCTTGCGGGTCATGACCGCAACCAGCGGGTCGGCATCGTTGCCCGAGCCGATGGCCCGCACGCCCTGGATGTCGGCGGGCAGGATCACGTCGTTGTGCGGGATCCACGGCACCGCGAAGGAACGCATGGTGCGGCCCTCCCGGGTGCCGACGGTGGCCGGCGCGCCAAGGGGAACGGACGGCAGCAGCGACAGTACCCCTTCGCGTGCCTCGATCACGACGGTGCGCTGGGTGATGCCCTCGAATCGGAACAGGCCGAGTTGCCCGAGGCGGGTGTAGATGTTGGGCAGGATGTTGATGGCGCGGGTCATCTCGGCAAGCGAGTAACCGCCCGCGTCGAACGGGTTGATGATGGCAGGCATCAGATTTTCTCCGGTTGGGAACGGGGGTTGGATCAGACCGCATCGCGCGGCACGATCCCGGCGGTGGCCAGCTGGCCTTCCTTGGCGGCGATCTTGGCGGCGGTGCCAACGGTGGCGTCATAGTTCAGCTGCGCCTTTGAAACGATGGCGGGGCCACGGGCGACCACGAGGCCGGTCGCATCGGCGGCCGTGGCATCGACCGCCTCGATAAGCACCGCGACGGCGACCTGCGATCCATCGGTGCCGGTATCTGGCGAGAGCTTGTACTTGCCGGACGCGGTGATTTTTCCAAGCACGGCGCCGAGGGGGTAGTTCGTGCCGGCCAGCAGGGTGACGGTCTCGCGGCAATAGTCGGGGTTTTCCTCGTATTTGAGGAGATCGCCCATGGAGGGCGGTTGGGTGAGAACGGGCATGGTGGGGGTCCTTCATCTGCAATTGTTCATGTGGTGGCGTTTGCAGCGGCAGCTTTCGCGGCCGCGATCAGCGGGCTTTCCCTCGGCGTGGGCTCGACAGGCGGCGGGGCGATGGAGGCAACGATGGTCGCATCGGTGGTCTTCGCCAGTTGTTCCAGCACCGCCCGGCGCAAGGCATCCGGGGAGTTTCCGGCCCGAACGGCTTCTGCGGCATCGATGGTCAACCCGAGGCGGGAGGCCTGTGCCGCGATCTCGGCAATCTCGGCCGCCTGTTCGCGGATCTGTGCAGCCGGGTCAGGTTTCGCCGCGACCGGCTCTGGCGCTGGTGTCAGGGCCTGAACAGGGGTCGTTTCTTCGACCGGGGCAGTTGCCTCGGGCGTTGCCCCCATCTCGGGCGCAACCGTTCCCGCTTCCGTCGTTTCCTCCGATGCCGCAGGTTTTGCATCTGGTTTGCCTTTCACTGCCATGGTGTCGGTCCTTTCC